TTTAGAAAAATAAGGGTCCATATCAACCCACCGTCTACCAATTTTAGGGATAACTTTATGATATTTAATTATATAGTCAGATTGACTTCGGGTTGGTAAAAATCTAGTATTTGTGGATTGTTTATCCTGTAAATACATAATATAGTTGTTAGCACCTGAATATGACTCTAATATAGTTAGAGCATCTCTTTCTATGAGCTTATTTACCTTTATGGGGTCGTTATTTTCCAATATACGTATTTTAATAGAATAATAACATATAAACTAATATTTATCAATATGAAAGAGAATAAAGTACCAATTACTAGAATAGGAAGATTTTTTGGGTCGGAAGATTATAACTTAGAAATCGAAATGGGTTCTGAATGGTTAAGCGGTGATATGAATTTTACGTTAGTTGTTTATCGAGTTGATAAAACAAAGACTAAAACAGATGACGTATATGGTGAAGCTTTAACCGACGGTATTAAATTTAAACCCCCTGTTGAAGTTAATGCTTATGTTCAAATTTTAGCTCCCGAAAATAAAAATTTGGGTACTTCTAAGATAAATCAAATGGAACCCGGAAATTTAAGGTTTTCAGTATATCAAAAACAATTAGAAGATTTGAGTATTGAGATAAATTATGGTGATTATATTGGTTATTATGAAAGTGAGACTAAAGTTAGATATTATGTCGTAAATAATGATGGTAGAGTAAACTCAGACAATAAACATACATATGGAGGATATAGACCTTTTTATAAAACTTATGTGGCATCACCTGTTAGTAACGACGAATTTAGAGGATTATGAAAGTATTAATTAAAGAAAATAAATTATATGATATGATATATAATTTTATTGATAGTGAAATTAATTTTGAAGATTTAAATTGGTCATCACCAATTGTGTATGACCCACAAGACGATTCTTTATTTGGAGAAGAAGATGGTGTTATAGAATACTATTACGGCGATTATGATTCTGAATATGGGGATTTTTTATTCGACTATTTTTCACCTGAATATTATGGTGATAATCCGAGTGAAAAATCATTTAAAGAGTCATCACCCATATTGGAGATAAGGAATGAGGATTTTTATTTAAATTTGTTAAATCTTTTTGGAGATGATTTATGGAGAAAACCGTTAAAAGAGTGGTTTGAAGATAAATTTAATTTACCGGTGAAAACCATAACATATCATTATTAATAAATAAATTATGAAATTAATATTAACTGAAAAACAACATAAAATGTTTAACGAGATGATAACTAAAGATGAGGTTATCTGTGATAAGTGTGATTGGTCGTGGGAATTGTCTGATGGGGGACATGACCCTTATGTTTGTCATAAGTGTGGTTATGATAATGAAAATCTAGATTTCACGGGTCTTAAAGTTATGGTTTATTATAATTTACACAAAAAAACATTTTCAATACAACATAAAGGTTTGGTTATCGCTCATGCTGATTATGTTAAGTTAAATGATGTTGAATTTAGAGTTAGAAAAACGGGTAAAAATAAAGTTAGGAAAGAAAAACGTAAAAATGTACACGCATTTGTTGTTGGTAAATTAATGGATTTCTGTAAATATCCTTGTGATAGTTTACCTGAAGAAAAAAATGGTAACATAATAACTTATGACCCTTACATTTATGATTCTTTTGTTAAAAAAGAAAATGGTGAACCTATTTATAAAGCGACTGAAGTTGAAATGATTAATAATAGAAATAAAATTTTCATTATAAAAGAAACCTTTTAAATTATGCCCCTACCTAAAAAAATAAAAAAAGACATTCCTTTAACATTTTCAAAAACACTTATTTCAAGAAGAGAAGAGTTGTTAGAGAAAATTAATAAAGATGGAACATATCTTCCTAAGTCTTTACTTCATGCTGATTTAGATAAAGGGTTTTTAGAGTTTGTTAATGAAGATTTAAAAACAGTTGTGTCCGGTAAATTGGTTCCAACTATCGATATAATCATAACAACACAAAATTGGTCTCAGTTTACCGAAACTTGGAATTTTGAAGATTTAGATAAGAATGTTTCCCCACCTTTTATTACTACAGTTAGAACACCTGAAGTTAAATATGGTACAAACCCCGCTTTAATTTATAACATACCTAACCGTAAACAATACTACTATGCTCAGGTCCCTACTTGGGATGGTGAAAGAAACGGTATGGATATTTATAAAATTCCTCAACCGGTACCTGTGGATATAACTTACTCAGTTAAGATAGTTTGTAATAGAATGAGAGAATTAAATAAACTTAATCAAGTAGTTTTAGAAAAGTTCTCATCAAGACAAGCATATAGAAATATAAAAGGACATTATATTCCTATTGTAATGGATTCTATTTCAGATGAGTCGGTCATGGAGGTTGAAAAGAGAAAGTATTATATTCAAAATTATACATTCACGATGTTAGGTTTTTTAATCGACGAAGAAGAATTTGAAGTTAGTCCTGCAATTTCTAGAGTTCTTAATGTTATTGAAGCGGACACTCAAGTACAAAGAAAAAATAGAAAACCAAATATTGGTGATGAAGATACTACCGAATTAAAAGTTTCTTTCGTTTCAGGTAATAATACTATTAGTGAAACTTTCTTTTATACCACAAATCTATTACTGTTGAACTCTCAAAATATAGACACCTTTGAGGTTTATATAAACGACGACTTTTACGGTACTGATGTCCAAGAGTTATATATAAATAATGGTGATAGAGTTAAGATAGTTGTAGTTAAAATTGACGAAAGTAAGGAAAGTTTAATTATTTTTAAAAATAATATTATTTAAGAATACTTAATATTCTTCACCGTAAACGTCTTTCTTTATAGCACATTTATCCATTATCATTTTCTCTATAAATTTGTACATAGTTAACCCATTCTTATCACAGTAAGACTTTAGGGTTGAATGTACCTCTTTTGATATCTTTAGATTCTTTATTTTAGTATTATTAGACATAGGCAGAAAAAAGGTAGAAAAAAGTATACCTTTTTTATAAATACTTGCTTTGACTAAAAGAACTTTGTTTTTTTTTATAATATTTATCTATAAATAAATAAAACAATAAATTAAAAACAAATGGCATCAAATCAAAAAGTATTCGTATCACCGGGTGTATTTACGTCTGAAGTTGACTTAAGTTTCGTAGCACAGAGTGTGGGTGTAACCACATTAGGTCTTGTTGGTGAAACTATAAAAGGTCCAGCTTTTGAACCAATTTTTATACGCAATTTTGACGAATTTACAACTTATTTTGGGGGAGCTTCTCCTGAAAAATTCATAAACACGCAAATACCGAAGTATGAAGCTTCGTATATTGCTAGAGCGTATCTACAACAATCTAATCAATTATTCGTAACAAGAGTTTTAGGTTTATCAGGATATGACGCGGGTCCATCTTGGACAATAACAACTAAAGGTAACGTGGACCCATCCACTGTAGATTTCTTTTGTGAGAGCGCAACAACTGTAGATTGTGTGACAGAATGTGTCGACTACAAAACTATTGACTTCGCAGTAGATTTTTCAGGGTGTACTAATAATTTGAGTTCCGTTTCATTTACAACACCAAGTCAGATACCTGATGTAATTGCAGACAAATTAAATACTCCATATGAATTGTTTGACGGAAGTACGTCAACATTAGATAATAATATGAAGTCTCAGATTTTCTCAATAATTAATAATCCTTCTTCGGAGAATACTAATATTAATTATTATGGTGCAATACCGGGAAAAACATATGACGATTTTAAAACTATATTTACGGGTGAAACAAATGTGTTTGGGGTAGATAATGTGAGTTCAACAGAAATTGATTACTCGGCACCACAAAACGATTCTTGGTATTATGGTTTATTCGATAATAATGGTAACGCTTCTTATAGTGGTTACTCTTATTGGTCAATCGTTACAGGATTAACACTTAATCCGGTTACGACAACAACAACTATAAATTCAACAACTACCACGACAACTACCGACCCTTGTGTTACACCGGTACCTACATCGACAACAACTACGACTACAGCTGTTCCGGTAAATTGTTACACAGGAACATTAATTGGTAGGATATATGTTTATTCAGGTACGGCTTACACCGATTATGATGATTTAGTTATAGCAACTTTACGTTCAAGAGGTTTGGCGACTTATTCTACTGACGATGGTGCGGTTTATGAAGTTTCAGGATTAACAGATGTTAGTTTAGAATGTACCGGAACATATTCAGGTGTCACTAAAAACCCTTACGCAGCATTTGGTGTTAATATTACAAATAAAGATAATAAAAAATATTTCTTTGAAACATCATTTCAGAATTCAGACCCTAAGTACCTAAGTAAAGTATTTGGTTCATCTAATTTCGCAAAAACAAGGGCTAATGTACCTTTATTTGTGGAGGAGAAATTCCAAACATTATTAAATTATGGTTGGAGAAGTGGATTTATTAGAGGACTTAATTGTGAGTTAAATGCTTTACCTGACGCAAGACAAGGTTCAGACCCAACATCGATAGGTTTCTATTTAGAACAATATCAATCGGCTGAATCACCGTGGGTAGTGTCAGAGTTGAGAGGTTCTGAAGTTTTCGACTTATTTAAGTTTACAACTATTTCAGATGGTAATTCATCAAATACCGAAGTTAAATTATCGGTTACTAATATTTCATTTAATAACGGAACATTTGATTTATTAGTAAGAGATTTCTTTGATACTGACGCAAATCCGGTTGTATTGGAGAAATTCACAAATTGTTCTATGGACCCAAACCAAAATAGTTATGTGGCTCAAAAGGTAGGGACAGTTGATGGTGAATACTCATTGAATTCAAAATATGTTATGTTAACCATGAATGAAAACGCACCGATTGATTCACTACCTTGTGGATTCCAAGGGTATGATTTCAGAGAATATGCAGGTTCAAGACCTCCATTCCCAATATATAAAACAAAATATGATTTCCCTGGTGAAGTTATTTATAACCCACCTTTCGGTTTAGCATCAGGAGATGATGATATAATCAGAAGTGGTGGTGATAATGTTAGAAGAACTTATTTAGGTATTTCTAACACTATCGGAATAGATACTGAGTTTTTCAATTATAAAGGTAAACAATTACCTTTAGATATTTGTACAAATACAACGGGTAATGAGTGGAGTTATAAAACCAAAGGTTTCCACATGGATATTAATGCAAGTGCTATCACAATATCTGACTTTTACGCGACAAGTGGTACAACGGCATTCTATACGGGTGACGCACCTTTTGTAAACGACCCTCAAAGTGAGGATAACCCTTACTACAGATTATTTGCACGTAAGTTTACTTTATTAATGGCCGGTGGATTCGACGGATGGGACATCTATAGAGAAACTAGAACAAATAGTGATAGGTTCGTGTTAGGTAGGTCAGGATACTTGAAAGGTTCTTGTTCATCCATAAAATACCCAACAGCATCGGGATGGGGAGCATTTAAACAGATAACTGTAGGTGATAACACACAAGGTTACGGTAATACTGATTATTACGCTTACTTATTAGGTCAAAGGACATTTGAAAACCCTGAAGCGGTAAATATCAATATATTTGCAACACCGGGTATTGATTATCTTAATAACTCTGACTTAGTAGAACAGGGTATAGATATGATAGAAAATGACAGAGCGGATTCAATTTATATCGCAACGACACCTGATTATAATCTATTTACACCAACAACGGGTATTCAGTCAGATATTATTTACCCTCAAGAAGCGGTAGATAATTTGGACGATACAGGTATAGATTCTAATTATACGGCAACTTACTACCCATGGGTATTAACTAGAGATAGTGTGAATAACACTCAAATCTATTTACCACCAACGGCTGAAGTTGTTAAGAATTTAGCACTAACCGATAATATCGCATTCCCTTGGTTCGCTGCGGCGGGTTACACAAGAGGTATAGTTAACGCAATTAAAGCGAGAAAGAAACTAACTCAAGAAGATAGAGATGTACTTTATCAAGGTAGAATTAACCCGATAGCAAC